TGAATTAGCGATATTGTTAGCAGAAAAAAGGTTTCAAGAAGCAAAAGAAGGTGATGGGGAAGAAGAAACACAACCTGAATGTCCTGAAGGGTATAAATGGGATGTAAATTTAGGTAAATGCGTCAGATTGGATGAAAAACAAGAAGACCGACCAGTATGTCCTAAAGGATACAAATGGGATGAAGAACAACAAAAATGTGTTCCTATAGTAGAAGAGAAAGAGAAAAAAGAAGAACAACCAGAAGATAAAGAACAAGTTGAGAAAAAAGAAGAAGTTAAAAAGTTTCAAATAGGTTATACTTTATTAAAAGCGTTATTAGACAAATTAGGTATTGAACTTCCTGAAGATGAAGAATTACCTGAAGATATTGATGAATATATTGAACAAAAGTTGAAAGAGAAAAAAGAAGAAGGTGGTAGTGATGAAGAGGAAGCAAAAATTGAAATAACACCTGATGAAGAAGAAGGTTTTTATAAAGATTTAGAAAATTTAGCAAAAGTTGATAAAGAAGATGAAGTTAAAAAGTTTGAACTACCAGGTGGTGCACCAAGAGGTTGGACAAAAGAAAGTTTTAAAAAAGCGTTTGAAAGTTTAGGTGGGACATTTACAGATTGTGTTGAAGCAGTAAAAGATAGTGTTGCAAATCCTGAAAGATTTTGTGCTTGGATGAAGTATAGAGCGACAGGTAAGTATCCAGGGACTAAAGAATGGAGAGCAACAGAACAAAAACCGAAAACAGAAGAAGATAAAAAAATTAAAGAATTACAAGAGAAAATTAAAAAGTATGAAGAGAAGCTGTTTAAAGAAAAACTTGATGAATTTGTAAAACAGAATAGAAATGTGCTTTTACCAAAATTTGATAATTACATCAAAGCATTTACTGAAGGGTTAAGTGATAAAGTTGTAAAATTTGAAGATAAAGAAGTTGATTTAAGAAAATTGTTTCTTGACTTTTTGAAAGATATTGTTGAAAGTAAAACAGTAAAGTTTGGTGAAATAGTAAAGACACCAAAAGATTATGAAGATATTGAAATAACAGAAACAGAGAAAGAACAATATATTAAAAAATATAGTGAGATAAGACCTGGTATTAATGTGCAAAATGTTGAATTAGCAATCCTTGCTGAAAAAATAGAACAGACAGAAAAAATATCCTACAAAGAAGCGTTAGCAAAAGCATACGAAATTTTGAATAAAAAAGCAAAATAAGAGGTTTATACCTCTTTTAACTTTAAAACTAAAATTAACATAACAGGAGGTTTAAAAATATGTCTCAACAAATTACACTTGGAAAAATAACACTAATAGCAGGTGATGATTTATCAGACAAAATGTATTATTTTGTAAAACTTGATGGTGATGGTAATGCAGTATTATCTGGAAGCAATGATGTAGTGATAGGTGTGCTTGATGGTAAGCCAAAAACAGGTGAAAGAACTGCAGTAAACATTTTAGGGACTTCACAAGTTGTAGCAGGTGGAGAAATACCTGTAGGTTCAAAAGTTATTTCAGATGCTAATGGTAAAGCAGTAGCATTACCAACAGATGCTGGAACTTATAATGTCGTAGGTATTGCTTTACAAAGTGCAGGTAGTGATGGAGAAATAATTGAGATATTGATAAGACCAGAGACTGTAGTAATTTCATAATGCTTCCTTTGGAAGCAAATTTATAATTTTTAATCAAGGAGGTTAAAAACTTATGCCAACACCAACAATAAAAGATTTACATATAGACCAAGCGTTGACGAATGTTTCTATAAAATACCAAAATGCAGATTTGATAGCAGAAAAAATATTTCCTGTTGTGCCTGTGCAAAAAGAAAGCAATTTAATCTTCATCTATGGTAAACAAGATTTTAGGTTAGAGAATGATATCAGAGCACCAGGTTCAAGAGCAAAACAGGTAGAATGGAATATTGAAGGGACATCAAGATATGCTGTTGTTGAACACGCATATGAGATGCAACTAATTGATGAAGTAAGAAATAATGCTGACAATCCTATTAAATATGATGAGGACAGCACAGAAATTTTGACAAACAAAATAAAATTAAATCTTGAAAAAAATGTTGCTGATATAGTTCAAGATGAGAACAATTATGATACTGAGAATGTAAGCACACCAACGGTAAAATGGGATGATGCTAATTCCGACCCGTTAGCAGATATTGAAGCTGCAAAAGAAGTCGTGAGAAGTAAAATATTTCAGTTGCCTAATACTTTAATTTTGAGCGATTACACTTTTAGGATAATAAGAAGACATCCAGCATTATTAGAGATGTATAAATATACTCGTGGTGGAGTATTAACTGTTGATATATTGAAAGAACTTTTTGAAGTTGAAAACCTTTACATAGGCGGTGCTGGATATTTAACAAGTAAAAAAGGTAAATCTGACGAATTAGGCAGAGTGTGGGGTAAAAATGCAATATTGTTATATGTTGCTAAAACACCAGGAATTAAGCAATTATCTTACGGCTATATATTCAGATTAGCAGGTTTTCCACTTGTTGAAAGATGGAGAGATGATGCAACGAGAAGCGATTGGATAAGAGTTTCTGACAAATATGATGTGAAAGTAATCGCTCCTGTAGCAGGATATTTATTAAAAAATGTAGTTGCATAAATAATTTAAGGCGGGAGAGGTTTTTAGGATCACCACCCTTCTTTTTTCCTCTCCTGCCATATTTTATAGATTATGAGCTTTTATATAACAACAGCAGTAGTAAAAACGAAACCTATAGTTGACAAGTTGATTGAAGCAGGTTGGACTGATGATGATATCAATATTGCTATTAATGAAGCAGAAAGTTATATTGAAAGCAAACTAATGAAGTTAGGATACTCAAGGGTGCAACTACAATCTTGTCAACTTGTTAAATCATTATGTCTAAACTATTGTCGTTATGTTATCTTGCGTGATATTTACACGATGATGGCACCTTCTACTTCAGCAGGTGAAGAATATACCAAGTGGAAAGAAGGCGTTGATAAAGCATTAGAAGATATTGAAAAATTTCTAATAAGGTTAGTTGACAACAATGGTAATTTAATAGTGCCTGAAAGGAATGAAGTGGAAATAAAGTCAACTACAAAAGATATACCAAGAGCAATAAGTATGAGCCCAGATTATGAATGGTCAATAAGTTCTGATTATTATAGTGATGAGATAACAAACAAAAAATAATGAGAATAGAATATGATAAAAAGCAGTTAGATGCTGTTAGAGAGAGATTAAGGAAACAACTTGAGATATTGAAAAATACTCCGACATTACTACCACAAATTGCGACCTTGATGTATAAATCAGTAATGAATAATTTTAAACATCAAGGGACTGATAAAGAAAAATGGAAGCCGTTAGCTTTGTCAACGATAATGGCAAGAAAGAAAGGGAAGAAAGGTGGCGGAGCGAAGATTTTACAAGATACAGGATATTTGAGAACAAGCATAATGCCTGAGGTAAGCGGGAATGAGGCGATAGTTGGGACTAATGTTTGGTATGCAAGGATACATCAATATGGTGCTGTAATACCGCCAAGGTTTATAAAACCGATAAATAAAAAAGCATTACATTGGATAGATACAAGGACAGGTGAAGATATGTTTTCCAAAGGACATAAAATTGGTAGAACAAAAATACCAGCAAGACCATTTTTGTGGTTAAGAAAAGAATATAAAGACAGAATAATGAATTTAGTTGCTAATTATTTGAGACAAAAATGAGTGTTCAAATAAAACAGATATGGAACAAAGTTTATGACATTTTAGAAAATGAAAGAACTTCAGGTTCTTTGAATTATGTTAAAAAAATTTATCAAGGTGTGCGTGAAGATATAACAAATTTTCCTGTTATCATTTTAGAACCTGATATGGAGAGAGAAGAACAACATACTGTGCCGTATCATAAGAGATGCTTTTTTAGTATTTTGATAACTTATTTTGATGAAGTTGTAAATAGAAATGAGCAAATAGTAAGTCCAACAGGTAAAGGTGTTTTAGATGCTTTAGTTGATATAAAAAATGCTTTATCAAAATATCCTAATTTAGATGGTGTTTGTCAAAAGTTTGAATTTGTATCAACAAGATTTATTTTTGAAAACTATCCTTTTAGAGGATTTGAAATAACACTTGAAGCAATGTATATAGTAGAACAAACTCAAAGATAAACAGGAGGTAAAAAATTATGCCATTCTATAGTATAGAACAAAAAATAGTAGGATTAGGGAAAGAAACAACACGAGGGATTGCAGTTCCGCCTTCAAAGTATATACCAGCTACTGCTGATAGTTTTATTGATTATAAATTAAACCTTATAGAAGATGAACTTGTGCGTGGCGGATTTGAAAAATACCCACCTTTTGCAGGAACAAAAGAAGCCTCAGGAACAATAAACATTGATGTTGATAGTTCAAATATAGGCGATTTTTTACTTTCGTTATTGGGGAATGTTGAAACAGAAGATGTAGGTGAAAGTGGTAATGTTTATCAACATACATTTACAAGAAGCAACAGCATTACTTTGCCAAGTTATACTATATACTTTGATTTAGCACTTATTACAAAACAATATCCTTTATCGGTAGTAAAATCAATAGCATTTACAGGAGCAGGAGATAATAGGTTAACAGCAAGCATAAGTGTTTTATCAAAAACAGAAGAAACAACAACAGAAACAATGTCTCCGACTTGGAGCATACCAGCACCATTTATGTTTTATCAAACACAGATAAAAGTAGACGGTAATGCAGTAAGTTATGTAAAAGATTGGAATTTGACAATTGACAATGGAGCAACAGGATTAAGAACATTGACAGGAACGCAAGATATAACAGATATAGTAGCAAATGCAAAGTTAAGCGTTTCAGGTGGATTTACGGTATACTTTGATAGTTTAACAGAGAGAGATAAATTCTTATTAAACAATCCTGCAAATATTGAAATAATAATGACAGGAGCAGAAATTGAAACAGGATATAATCATCAATTAAAAATTCAGCTACCAAGAACCCATTATACAGCATATCCTTTTAGCAATGTAGATGGATTATTAGGTGCAGCTGTGACTTTCAATGCTTATTATGGAACGACAAATAGTATAACAATAATTTTAATAAACACAACATCATCATATTAAAAATAAGGAGGAACAAAAAATGAGAAAAGCAACAACGATAATAACACTAATAGCAGTAATGGTGTCAATGGGTATATGCACTTCTTTTTGGCCAAAAATTTATCAGGCAAAGATAGTAAGACCAACAACATTAACAACAAGTGTTGTATCTGTTTCATCATATACATATACATCTTTGTTGACTTCAGAAGACAAATCAGGAGCATTTGTGCAAAATCCTTCTGCCACATACAATCTATATTTAACAACTTCAACTGCTGTGCCAAAAACCAATGGTATAATAGTATTTCCTAAATCAACTATGATTATAAATGGGAATTATCCAGTGTATGGTATAATGGAAGATGAAGCATCATCTACCAGCATTCGTGTTTTTATAGAAAAATGAGTGAAAAACCAAATGGATTTCTAAAAATATTGAAGGATTATTTTATAGTTATTGTTGCAGCTGCAACTATTGTTGGAAGTTTTTATGCACTACAAGCAAATCAAAGAACACAAGAAGAACGAATTGCAAAATTGGAAGCTAAAATGGTAAACACAGATGAAAAATTAGCAAGCACAAACGAACGGCTTGCAAGAATTGAAGAAAAACTTGAAATTATTTATTCTGTGATTGTTAAAAATCTCAATAAATGTAACAACAAGTAATTATGAATTTACTGAAGAAGATATATAATTGGTTTGTATACGACTTTTTATGGGACTTATGTCATAGTGCAAAATGGGATTTATTTTTTCATATAATTATTGTAGTTTTAGAAATAATAATCATAATTTTAATTTTAAATAGGAGGTAAAAGAATATGAATATAAACTTACAGCCTGATACAACTTTGATGATATTAATAGGTGCTGTGTTAGAATTTTTTAAAATTTATCTTCCTGACAATATAGAACCAAAAGCATTACCAATATTAGCGGTTTTGTTAGGTGGTGCATTAGGATTTGTCTTTAAACAAGATATAGTTTGCGGAGTTATTAGTGGGCTGACTGCGGCTGGTTTATACAAAATAGCGATGAAAACTGCTAACAAAATTGGTGGGAATGATAAATGATAAATGAGGCAAATTATTTTAAAGAGGTTTTACATACCTAAAAATGTTGATATTAACAACCAAACAGAAGGCACATTGGGGTTGTTATTTATTGATAATTCTTTTTTTTGTTTTACATTAGAACCACCTTGGAGAGAAAATAAAGAAGATAGTTGCATACCATCAGGCGTATATAATTGTAGGCGATATAGCTCACCAAAATTTCCTAACACTTTTGAAGTTAAAAATGTCCCAAATAGAAAAAGTATTTTATTTCATAGTGGTAATTTAGACAAAGATACGTTGGGTTGTATATTATTAGGTGATGGTGTGGATATATCAAATAAAAAAATGATTTTGAATTCAAAACTTGCTTTTGAGAGATTTTTAAAAAAAATGGAAGGTGTTAATGAATTTGTTTTACGAATAGAAAATTTAGTATGAAAGTCAATATATCTAAAGAAGAATTTGTCAAATTAAGTTATCCTTGTGCTAACAAGATTAGGAAGGATTTTAACATCGCACTAATAATTTCAATTTCACAATCAGCATTATCAAGTATGTGGGGGAATACTGATTTGGTAATTAAAGGATATAATTTGTTCAACATCAGACCAGATGAAAGTTGGGAAAAGAGAAATAAAGAGACGATATATGGTTGGACTTATGAAGATGGGCATAGAATAAAATGCAAGTATAAAAAATATGACAATTGGTTGGAAAGTTTTGTTGACTGGGCAGTAATGATTTCAAGTCAAGGTAAGTATAAAACAGCATATAAATATGCTATATTAGGTATGGTAAAAGAATTTGGAGATGAAATTGGTAATTATGGACAAGAATTGTTTTCAATATCACAAGAAGTGAGGCAGATTTGTGAAAAAATTGGTTTATCAATTTAAAGGATTGTGTTATAACTGTAAACATAG